ATTAACAGCTTGTCCTGTTGCGATCTTTGCAAGGTCATCTTGGGTCTTACGGATCTCTTCCTCTGTTGCGACTTGAGCTGGCTTGATGAATCTCTCTGGATACGATGAGTCGATTGTCGATGCAATTGCACCCAATAGCTCATCATAATCAAATCTCCCTGTTCTATCTAGGCTACTAGCAACCTCACCCATAGTTTGAAGCTTCTCAAATAACATTGCTGCATCAGCATTGATAACTGGATAATCAAGGTAGAAGTCTACGCGCTCATATCCCGACTGTCTAACAAACTGCATAGCCTCCACGTCTTGAGATCCTATAACCCTGAAGAATTGAGTGTCATCACCGTATTTTTGATGTAGATCCCATACTTGATCCATGACCTGTTTCCAGCATCTCAACCACTGGTCAACCATATCTTGTTGAACATCAATAGCGTGCTGTGGCTCCTCTCCTGGGATTGTTCGACCAAGAACACGTTTCATGTTGTTCATGACGGTTTGTTCAGCTTCAATAGAATCACTGATACTTCCTGTAGGTGCTTCAATGAATCCATATTCACCTGGTCTACGCTCACCCAATGAATCTCCTGGCCCCCAATTTGATGCCTTACGCCCTAATGGGTGTCTACGTGGTGGGCATGTGCTTAAAGCTGTTCTATCAACACGTGAATCTTGCTGAACCTTGATCTCGTCCTGGAATCCTTTACAAATCTCTGGTAATCCGCGAGAATCCAATAATCTTTTTGTGCGGTATTCACGAGGAAACGCAACAAACGGATAGCGAGCCTTTGGATAATCCAACAACTGCGACCATCCCCATCCCTCGATATTAGGATGCATTGCTGTTACAAATACACCAGGAACTCCATCCTCTGTTGTTGCTTTCTCATAGGCGTATACAACACTAATGAAACCACTATTATTATCTAAAACATTATCTGTTAAAGTTCTTTGTGTTCCGTTATTCCTGGATGTTGTATTGTTGCTATTGATACTATCAGGCTGTTGACCAACTGTTGTTTTGATGGCCTCCTCAACCCATGCTTCATCCCATCCCTCAGAAACCACCTTAGCTCTGAGTTCTTCTGGGGTCATGTAAATTCTATGAAATATGTATGGTGCATCCTGTAAGTCGATCACATTCGGCTGGAAGAATACATCTTCATCCATTGTATAAGCTTTGATGATTGGCTTATTCTCAATGATATTTGGAACACCTATTTGTGTTACTCCGTTCTTCCTAAGCTCATTTACCATCTTACGAGCTTTACGTCTTGTGACGCTAGGATAGAACTCTTGCATGATGTCTGTAGCCTCTGATGTTGTCTCTGGCTCCAGTATTAATGCGATAAGACGCTCACCCACTGTAGGATCTTCAGGATTTATCATCATGATCTCTTCAAGCGATAAATCCTCTAAGACTTCCTCAACCTTTGTATCCCAGAATACGCCAGCAATAGCGATACCCTTTTCTTCTTGGTAATCTGCTAATATCTTTGCTTGTCTGTCAAAATCTTCTGACTGTGACATTAGCCATTTCATGAATTGTGAGATCATTTTAGCTCTCTCAATATCATTACCCTCAACAGGTACGGCTGTTAAATTGCCCCGTAACAAGGATTTAGCAAGCAGTGATTTGTTTTCTCTGATATAAGAATCCACAATGAACGGCCTAATGTCGCTTGCATCTTCCCAAGGATAGGCTGGATTATTCGGTGATCCTTTCTTTCGACCTGACTCAATATCTTGTCCTGGCCAAAAGTTGTTACGAGTATCAAAATTACATTGTGTCTGATTGAAGAATGGACTTAATTGCGCATCCGTTTCTTCTAGCGCTTCCTTGAGTCTGGTTATATCTGGATCTTGATCCGAATTTCTCTTAATTTCTTCTCTTTGGGCTAAACTAGGCATAATTCTTAATCAGTTTTTAGGTATTTTATCACAATTCACTCAATATGCAGCGTGTTTAGTGGCGTTTAGCTACGAAATGATGGCTTCCTTCGTCCTCAATATACATAATATCTGCAATTGCTAAATATCTCACGCAGTCCACAGGATCTTTCGTGGGTTCATCCTTACCGAGTTCACCTGTGTATTCAGTCATTGCATAGATGGTGTTCTCTAATCTATCTGAGATGAACAAGAGTGGTTTATTGCCTAATCCCATAGGCTGCCTATCATCCCATGCTAAAAGCTTATTAATGGCCTGTAATCCCTGGTCCTCATCATATCCAGGGGCAGGTATTACATCTATGCCCTTTTTGGCTAATTCATCAATGATTGATGTTTGTATATCTTCACCCTGATATTTCGCTGCACCGAGTCTAGGGTCAATTAAACGCTCAAATACACTTATTCCCTCTTCAACCTCTTTGATTCGATCAATGTAATCATCATATCCGTATCCGTTGGGTTTTGCTGCATCTCCTGGACGACCCTTCTTCCCTTTGGACATATCAGCCCAATCACCAAATCCAATATCAGGGAACTCAGCCCAGATATACACCTCATTTAATGGAGTCACACCAGCCCACAACATAAACCAAGGTTTGCTCCCTGATGGGTCAATGACCATATAATGGGTTACAGGCGAGTGCTTGTCCTTGATAAATGGAATATCTTCATGAGGGACCACATTATACTTATGGTTAAACTTAGGGAATTTGCCCGCCAGAGGCTTTGTAGGCACTCCGTATGCGCGACATAATATGTCATCACGGTGAGCACCCGCAAGCGTCTTTTTGATGCGCTCAAAGCCTCCATAGGGGTTGTCAGCAGTATGGAAATACACAATACGAGAATCTCCGCGTTTTGGCTGCTGTATTATCGGCACACGATAACCTGGGATAAGGTCTGCCTCTTTATCAAGAAGAGTCTTTGCTCCTGTGATCATCTCCTTCACAACAGGGCTATAACCTTCGATCGCTGTGAAGCTCACAAGCATCTTTGCATCGCGCGTAACCAAGCGGAAACGTAGTGTATTAAGAAAGTCTTGAGGGATAAGCTCGTCTGCCCAAACACCGATGTTGTGTATTTTTGGGTTCCCTTGTAGGGGTGTCATCGAGCCGACTTCACCACCCTCAATAGTTGAAATATCTTGCGCGTAATTACGGAATATGATCTCTGATCCATTTGGGAGAACCAACTTATTATCAGAGAATCCATTCTTCTGGGAATATGAGATATACGCGGTCTTGCTCTTTATCTTCCCTTGTTTCAGTTCAGCAGGTAAGTATTTATAAATATACTTTTGCTGCATCTGGATACTGTTCTCATTCGTCGTCTGGAAGCACCAAATCACAGACTCGGGATTATTCATTGCAGCCTCAACCACAAGTCTCGCGCAAACCTCTGATTTGCCACTACGATTGCCTCCGTATATATGGACCTCAGAGGCTATACATAGGCTCTCATGAACAAGATCCCAATGTTTGAGCTGGAATCCATGTCTATATGGATCTTCCTTCTCATTTTTTATCGCCTCATGGTAAATGCGATGATAATTGATGACATCATCAACCTCCCATCCGCGCTCCTGAATCACTTCATCACTAGGAATCTCAAGAACAGGGTGTGGGGTCCAATTAAAAGCCTCTGATACTGTGTATCCCATATTAGTCGTCGTTCAATTCAAGCAATTCCTCAGCAAGCCTCGCGCGAACCTTTTTCAATGCACTATCATATGTCCTTCGAAGGCTTTGATGTGAGATTCCACAGAAATCTGCGATCTTCTTCAAGTCATGTGGCCCAGGGTAATGTTTCATCATATACTCAAGGGCTTTATCTACGTCAGGGTCTTTCTTGATCATTTCTTCTCTGCTGGTGGGTGTCTCCATAGGCCTTCGTCAATCTTCTCACATTCCAGTGCAACCTTATCTCTACAGCCTTCCCATATCTTCTCTGAAACAATGCATGTCATCTTTTCACTAACATATTGATCACCATGCATGCGAGCAACCCATAGCCTACGCTTATTTGGTGGCTTACTCACTGTGGTGTATAAAGTCTCTATGATACGACCATCATCATCTGGCTCTGGCTCACGACTTGGAAATGGGTTATTCTTGATGTACTTACCAATCTCAATGAGTCCGATCTTTTTGATTCGACCACCCTCGGTATGTTTGCCAGGAATCAAACAAGCTTTTGCCACCTCCTGCATCTGTATAACAGTTAGGTCATATTTACCCCTAACATAATTCATATCCCAGGTCTTTGTCTGTCCCCTGGTTTTCTTTTTGTCATCGTTATTCTTCGCCATCTCTTTCAAGTTTCTTAATTAATATGGTTAACTCCTCGGTGCTTCTCTCTAAATGTTGTGATATAAATATGCCAACAGCTTTATAATCTTCCTCGCTTAACTTCACCCTAAGATACGCATCTATAGCATCTGACTGTGGAGTGGTGTATGTATGGCAAAACTCGTGGATTATAGAGTCTGTCCATGTTTTTTCATCTGATGCTAAAAACGTGTCACTTACATGAAGCCTAAAAGTCAGATAGTCTGGCTCTGATACACAGGAAATGAAG